GAGTTAGGTGGCTATAAAGTAGAAAAACAGGCGTTAAGTTAAATTTAATGATCTAATAGCAACATTTTTCATAAACTTAGCGTTTTTTATTTTATTTGTACTGGTGATAGTGATTTATTTATTTTTCATTTTTGAATAAGGAGGTAATCAAATGACGCCAGAAGAGACAAGAAACTATCTTAAAAGCTATAGGAATATGCGCAATCGAGTGGAGTACATCAATAACAAGATGATTAATGTTAAATCAATTAGATATGATGACAGTCCTAACGGTTCATATTCAGAGCATAAGACTCAGAACGATTACATCATGATGAAGGATAAGTATATTGCTCAGATGTCTCTTATTCGTGAGGATATTGAGAAACTAGACAACATGAATCATCGTGATGCATTGTTTTATAAGTATGTCGAACTAATGAGTGATTATGATATAGCCGACTTGATGCAGTATTCAGTAGGGACAGTAAGAAATTTTCTTTATTCTGGTATTGATGAATTATCTAAAATCATTAGAGATTGATATACATGATAAAAAATGGAAAATCACGAAAAAATCAAAACGCATTAGTAATATAAAGGTGCTAACATATAACATGTGGAAATAGTTTGATAGGGAACTATGATTTCAAGGCGCTTGTATAAGTGCCTTTTTATTTTACATGAAGGAGAATAACAGATGAATGACATCAAGATAATACAGAAGTCTATTGCTGATCTAATCCCTTATAGTCGCAATCCTAGAAGGAATGACGAAGCCGTTCCGATGGTGATGAACAGCATCAAGGAGTTTGGTTTTAAGGTTCCTATAGTTGTTGATAGGAATAATATCATCGTATGCGGTCATACAAGGTTTAAAGCAGCGCTAAAGCTAGGACTTGAGACAGTTCCATGCATAGTAGCCGATGACCTCTCAGACGAGCAGGTTAAGGCGTTTAGACTAGCAGATAACAAGGTATCAGAGAAAGCTGAATGGGATTTTGAAATCCTAAGCGGTGAACTTGATGACATTATCAATATAGACATGGATTCATTTGGGTTTGAGTCAATTGATTTTGAAGAATACGAAGACTATGAGCATGAAGTAAATCAACAAGAAACACAAAGAAGAGTTGAAAACATAGTTAATCTAGAGTATGGGCAGTTTGATGGCGAAGGAAAGTATGACATTCCTAAGCTGGAGCCTGTTACAGAACTGCCACCAATTTCCGAATGGATAGGATTCAATTATGTATTATCTGACAATGATCCAACAGGTAAGGCAGTTCACTTCTTCATTGATGACTATCAATTTGAAAGAATTTGGAATAATCCACAGCAGTATGTTGAAAAGTTAAGACAGTATGTCTGTGTTGCAACTCCTGACTTCTCTCCATATGGAGATATGCCACTTGCTACACAGATTTTTAATATATACAGAAAAGCGTGGGTTGGTGCATTTTTGCAATCACAAGGTATAACAGTTATTCCGACAGTAAGAGCAAGTACAGACCCAAGAAGCATGGAGTTCTATCTGGACGGCATTCCTAAAAATAGTATTGTACTGATCAGCAACATGTGGACAAAAGACAAAGAGGCTAGAAAGTACTTCATTGAACATGAATATAAAAACATGATTGATAAGCTGCATCCTAGTAAAGTACTTGTTTATGGCAAATATATGGATGAATTGAAAGATGATAACGTGGAATATATAGAAACGTTTTCACAAGGAAGGTGGGGAAAATAAGATGGCAAAAGGTTCAAGAGGTGGAAAAAGAGCAAAAAGAGCTTCTAATGCTAAATACAATGGCTTTAGCGTTATCCCAAAAGATGGCGGTAAAGCTAGACATTACGTCGTCATAAACGGAAAGGTAGAACCAGCGGTAAAAGAGTATGGAATTCAGAATATGTTAAAAGGTATAGGCTCTAAAGACCCTGCACAAGTATTATATGATAAGCTTGGAAGCGTCGATGCCGTTATTAAACATGTAAATAAGATTGGAAAAGCTAAAGCTCAGATTTTATCGGATAAAGATGTTAAAAAAATGGACGCTGACTATTTAAAGAGAAGAGATGAATTCCGAAAAAGTGAAAGTGTACGTAGCAGTAAAAAAGGTGTAAATAGACATAGATTATATTGGAGTGCGATGTAACGTTTAATGAGAGGGGTGATGATAATGGCAAAAAATGAGTTCGCAAACATGACACCAGAAGAAAGAAGAGAGAACGGCCGAAAAGGCGGAATAGCATCAGGTAAAGCGAAAAGAGAAAAGAGAGCCATTAAAGAAACCCTTGAACAATTATTGTCTATGCCTCTTAGAAATGGAAAGAAAGCCGATATTGAACGTATTAAGAGCATTGCAGCAATCAAAGGAAAAAACATCACTATGCAGGAGGCTATTGCCATATCTATGCTGAATAAAGCTGCTAAAGGAGATGTTCGAGCCGCCGAATATGTACGTGATACCATCGGACAAAAGCCGGACAATAACACGAATGTTGAAATGAGTGTTCCTGTCGTCTTCTATGGAGAGGATGACCTTGAATAATGAATTAAATGGCTTATATCTTCCTGACATAATCGGAAAAGGGTACAAGGATTTTTGGCATTATAAAGGCAGATATAGAGTCTGCAAAGGGTCGCGAGGTTCTAAGAAATCAAAAACCACTGCTTTATGGTACATATATAACTTGATGAAATATCCTGATTCTAATCTATTGGTAATTAGAAAAGTAGGAAGGACATTAAAAGACTCTTGCTATGCAGATTTAAAATGGGCATGTCACAGGCTTGGAGTTGATAAGTATTGGAATTTCACTTTATCTCCTCTAGAAGCCACATACATTCCTACGGGGCAAAAAATCTATTTTCGTGGTCTTGACGATGCTTTTAAGATTACATCTATTGCGGTTGATAGAGGTTATTTATGCTGGATGTGGATTGAAGAAGCGTACGAAGTAATGAAAGAGACCGATTTCGACACTTTGGACGAATCAATAAGAGGTGCAACTCCAGCACCACTCTTTAAGCAGATAACAATTACTTTTAACCCATGGAATGAGCGTCATTGGCTAAAGAAAAGGTTTTTTGATACTAAAGATGACGACATACTAGCATTGACTACTAATTATTTATGCAACGAGTGGCTTGATGCTTCTGATAAGCGTTTATTTGAAAGAATGAAAGTTAACAATCCTCGTCGTTATCAAGTGGCAGGATTAGGAAATTGGGGTATTGTTGAAGGTCTTATTTATGAGAATTGGAGAGAAGAAGATTTTACTATGATCACTGCAAGAGAGGCACGCGATGGCAAGGTTGGAATAATTAAAGATAAATTGAAAATGGCTGTAGGGTTAGACTTTGGTTACACAAATGACCCAACGGCTTTTTTCTTGGCTTTTTTAGACTTAGAAAATAAGAAGTTATATGTATATGATGAATTCTATGAAAAAGGCCTCACAAACAGAGCAATAGCCGACAGGATAATAGATTTAGGATACAGAAAAGAAAAGATAACTGCAGACTCTGCAGAGCCTAAGTCTATAGCAGAATTGAAAGGGTATGGCTTAAAACGTATTGAAGGCGCCAAGAAAGGAAAAGACAGTATCAATAACGGCATTCAATGGATACAGGATTTAGAAATCATTATTCATCCTCGCTGTGTGAATTTCATAACTGAAATATCTAATTACACGTGGGATACTGATAAATTTGGAACACGTTTAAATGTTCCTATTGATGACTTTAACCATCTGATGGATGCAATGCGATATGCATTAGAAAGATACATTACTAAACCAGATTGGCTAATCTAAAGAAAGGGGTGAGTGCATGCTGACAACTGAAGAAATCAATTTTTTTATAAATTTGGACAAGGGTTCAAAGATTAAAAGGTATGCAAGAAAAGGAAGAGATTACTATAAAGCAAATCATGATATTAAACATTACAGAATGTTCTATTATGATTCAGACGGAAACCTTGTCGAGGATACCACTAGAAGCAACACAAAAATAGCGCATACATTCTTTCATGAATTAGTAGATCAAGAAGTACAGTATATGCTATCTAATGACGAGGGCTTTGTTAAATCTGATGACCCCGAACTTCAAAACAAATTAGATGATTATTTCAACTATAACGAGAATTTCATTGCTGAAATACACAAGCTTCTGACAGGATGTGTTTCAAAAGGGTTTGAATACATGTACGCATACAGGAACGAAGATGATGAATTATCTTTCATGTGTGCTGATTCGTTGGGAGTTGTAGAAGTAAGAGAAAAAGATACAGATGACGGATGTTCATATGTTATCTATTGGTACATTGATAAGATTGTTAAAGAAGATAAGAAAATAAAGAAAATTCAAGTATGGAGTGCTAATGATGTAACGTATTACGTTCAGGAAGATGATGGAAAAATCATTTTAGATCCTGGAGAGTCTATCAATCCAAGATACCATGCACTCTATAAAAAGAAGAGTGATAACAATATCTATGGAAAAAGTTTTGGATACATTCCATTCTTCAGGTTAGATAATAATGAAGACCAAAGAAGCGGTCTTTATATCATTAAAGACTTGATAGATGATTATGATTTGATGGCATCCAGCCTTTCTAACAATTTAATTGATTTTGACCATCCTTTATATGCTGTCAGTGGTTTTGAAGGGGATAACCTAGAAGAACTGCAGCAGAATATAAAAACTAAAAAAATGATTGGTGTTGGTGAGGGTGGAAACGTTGAAATCAAGACCATTGATATTCCTTTCCAAGCAAGACAGGCAAAATTGGATCTTGATGAAAAGAATATCTATAGGTTTGGTATGGGGCTGAACTCGTCTGGATTAAAAGACACGAATGCAACCACTAATATAGCAATTAAGGCTCTTTATTCATTGCTAGATTTAAAATGCTCTAAGTTAGAAATTAAATTAAAGCAGTTTATGCGAAAAATCCTCAAAGCAGTTTTAAAAGATATCAATGAACGTGAAGGGACAGATTATCAATCTAAACAGGTATACTTTAAGTTCATTCATAAAATCATGTCTAATGAGCAGGAACTAGCACAAACTAAATTGATTGAAGCACAAGCTAAGGAGACTTTTATTAACATCATGATCACTCTTTTTGACTATCTTCCTAGTGAAACAATTATTAAAGAAATATGTGCTTATTTGGACATTGATTATGAAGAAATCAAAGATAAACTCCCGAAACCAAAAGAAGCGTACGAGCAAGTAGACAATGCGACTGATACATTAAACAATGTGGTGCCAGATGAATAAGCGACAGCTAGAAGTTGAAAAAACCAAACTGCGAGAAGAGAAGAAGCTTCTGAAGGAATTAAAAAAGATATATGAAGATGCAGCTAAAGAAGTAGAACAGAAAATAAGGATTTCAAACGGTAAGATTGATTTACTTCTTTCTGTATTTGATGAATTAGATGATAAGCAGAAATCATTGCTTCAATCTCAGATATATCAGAAGAAGTTTCAAGAGAATCTCAAAAAGCAGTTAGATGAACTGATAGGGAATTTAAACGCTGATTCTTATGACAGCATTACAAGATATCTAACAGATTCCTATTACACAGGATATATCGGAACGATGTACGATATCCAAGGCCAAGGCATACCGCTAATTACTCCTATCAATGAGAAGCAAGTCACAAGGGCTATGACCTTGAACACCAAATTAAGTGTACCACTGTATACTAGAATGGGTATTGATGTTGGGGTTCTCAAAAAACAGATTGCAAAGCATATCTCAAGAGGCATAGCCACATCTTCATCATATGCACATATCGCTAGAAACATAGATGGAGCGTCTAATACTGGTTTTAATAAAGCAATGAGGATTGCTAGAACAGAAGGACATAGAATCCAGGTTCTTAGTGCCAATGATGCACAGCATGCAGCAAAGGCTAAAGGCTGTGAAGTAGTCAAGCAGTGGGATGCTACACTAGACGGAAGAACTAGACCAATGCACAGACTTCTTGATGGTAAACTTGCAGAAATAGACGAGCCTTTTGTGGTAGATGATATAGAAGTCATGTATCCTGGAGGCTTTGGAATTGCTTCACAGGATGTAAACTGCAGATGTGCACTCCTTCAACGTGCTAGATGGGCTTTAGATGCTGATGAACTCAAGACACTGAAAGAAAGAGCCGAGTATTATGGGCTTGATAAGAGCGATGATTTTCGAGACTTTAGAGAAAAATACTTGATGACAGCGAACAGATTGAAAGGTTCGAAGGATGATGGTAATATAAACATAGAGATAGATGGGTTTGCACCTTGTCTTATCGAATGCAAAACAGGCAGAGTGATCAAAACTACTGTGAAAGAAATGAAACGAAGTGAATTAAAAGGATATAATAAGTCGAGTGGATGGTATATTGATTGGTCAAAGGTTCCACGCGGTAAAACTATAAAAGCTATATTTGCAGAAGGCAATAATGAAATCCAAGGACTCATTGCGTATGAGGAACTTTCTGATCATTTGACCATAAATATTCATTGGACAGTTGCTAATCCTAAAAGCAATGGTAATTTCACTAAAAATAAAGAGTACAGAGGAATTGGTGCACATTTGTTTGCTATTGCAGCAAAAGCTTCAATAGAATGTGGCTATGATGGATTTGTGGAATCTAAAGCTGCAAATAGTAGATTATTGGAACATTATGTAAATGAATTTGGCGCTATTCCATTGGGTGGATATCGTTTTTGTTTAGATGATATAGCTGCAAAAGAATTATTAGAAAAATGCAATTGGAGGGAAGAATGATGAAAAAAGAATTTGAACCGATACCGGATCCTACGCCTGAGCAAGGTTTTGAAGGTTTATACACTGGGACTATAGAAAATGGTTCAGAGTATGAGCCAGGAGAATATTTTTATGATTTGCGTGGTTTGTCAAAGTATTTGCGAAAAAATCATCTAAGTCGTCCAACTGAAGAAATACTATTAATGTTTAGAAAGTAGAAGTTATTTAAACGGTTCCTCAGAACCGTTTTTATTTTACTCTGAAAGGAGGTATTTAATGTCTGAAGGACTGCGACCACACAGGCACTGTTATTTTGAGGTAGAATCAAGAAGATACTTCGATAAAAACAGAGGCTGTGCAATCAGAAAAACGCACTATGAGTGCATGATATGTGGTCATGAGTTCTATGAAACAGTAGAACTTTCTCATGATCCACCGCAATACAAGAATAAAAACAATGTATTAAACAGAAATAGAAACAGAGGCTAGACGTAGGCTCTTTTTATTTTGCCCTGAACACGGCATTTAAAAGGTTTAAAAATTCATCCAGCATGATGTTAAAAAGGCGGACTTACACTGGCAGACACCAGATATAAAAACAGAGTAAGTAATAGGAGTATTGATATGGATTTTTTAAAAGAGATTTTAGGCGAAACACTTTTTGAACAGGTTTTCAAAGCAATTAATGAATATAACGGTAATGAAGCCAACAAAGATAAACAAGTCAAAATTGGGAATCTTGCAAGCGGTGAGTACGTTGGAAAAGGTAAATATGATGCACTACAAAAAGAATTTGATTCAAGAGGGACAGAATTATTAAATGCTAATAATCTTATCGAAGACCTCAAAAAAACAGGCAAAAATGATAAAGCAATGCAAACTAAAATCGGTGAATATGAAACGGCTGTTGAAAATCTGAAGAAACAGTTAGATGAAGCAAAATTAAAGAGCGCAGTAAAAGTTGCTTTAATGTCTGAAAAGGCAGTTGATGTTGATTATTTAACTTATAAATTAAATGAAAAATTGAAAGAAAAGGGCGAAAGCTTAGAACTTGATGAAAATGAAAATATCAAAGGTTGGGAAAACACAGTGTCAGCATTAAAGACGCAGTTCCCAAATATGTTTGAAAATGCTTCGAACGATAATGGAGATGGTTATCAGAGAGTTGACAATGGGCAGTTAGACCATGGAAAAGGTGATAGTTCTTATACTAGAAAAGACATTTTAAAAATGCCTTACTCTGAAAGATTGAAAGTTTTCAACGAAGAACCTGAAGCATATCAAGAAGCAATGAACACAAAATAAAAAAAATAAAAGGAGATAAAAAAATGCCAACAGTTACAACAATGAAAGATGTAATCAATCCTCAAGTTATGGGAGATATGATTGAAGCAAAAATTGATGCATTAGCTAAATTAACACCTTATGCGAAAGTTGATACTACTTTAGAAGGAACAGCAGGCGATACAAAGACAGTACCATCATGGAAGTATATTGGAGATGCAGAAGACTTTGATGTTGAAGAAGCATCAAAAACAGATAGCGAAATCAAGACAACAAATTTATCAGCCACTAGCAATACATTCACAATTAAATGTGCTGCTAAATCAGTCGGAATTTTACAGACAGTCATTAATTCCGGATTAGGAAATCCAATTGGTCAGGCCGAAACACAGTTAGCGAAAGCAATCATGGGCAAAGTTGATAATGACTTAGTTGATGCAGGATATACTACTAAGAATATCTATAATCCTGCAACATTAGCGGCTATCTCATACAATGGCATTGTAGATGCGGACGCCATCTTCGAAGATGAAGAAGACGGTATTGAAAAAGTATTATTTATTCATCCTTTACAGCATTCAACTTTAATGAAAGACGAAGATTTTAAGTCAGCGGATAAATTCGGCCAGTCTGTGTTAGTAAAAGGCGCTGTCGGAAAAATTGGAGATTGCTGGGTCAAGAAGTCTAAAAAGATTAAGTACATTGAATATGAAAAAGCGGATGATGGAACAATTACTATTGTAGAAGATGGAACAGCAGAGTCAGCAACCGCAAAGCACTTAAAGACTGTACAAAAAGGTTGTAAAGATGTTCTGAAGATCGGCGATAAAGTAAAAGCACTTGATGCGAAAGATAAGTATTATTTAGATCTTTTATTAAAAATGGAACCTGACTCAGCAGAAACTGAATACACAGAAGAAGAGCTACCAGCATTAACAATTTTCTTAAAGAAAGATACTCAGGTGGATCATGAATGGTTCCCAAAAAAGCAGAAACACGACATTACTGCTACTAAATATTATGGAGTTGCAGTTACAAATGAAGCAAAGGTTTTACTGGCTAAATTCAAAAAATAAGAAAAGAGGTGATTTTCTATGATCATGACAATTGAAGAGTTTAGGCTTTTGAATGATACAGATGACTCAGACGGAATCATTAAAATGAAATTAGAAGCCTTAGAGTTGATGATTAGAAAATACACTAATAATAATTTCCAGATGCGCAATTTTAGAACGACCGCCAATATTTCAGACGGTCGTTTTTCTTTTAATGGTCCTCAATTTTTTAAGGTTGGTGACACTGTACAGGTATCTAATTCATCTTTTAACGATGCTTTATATACTGTGACAGAAGCAAATGAGCATGACTTCGCAGTCGATAAGCCTGTCAATAATGAGGCTCGTGTCTTATGTACTAAAATAGAATATCCTGCCGACATTAAAATGGGGGTTATCAACCTCATGAAATGGGATAAAGAGAATAGAAGTAAGGTCGGAGTACAGTCAGAAACGATTTCTAGACACTCTGTGACCTACTTTAATATGGATGGGGATAATTCTTCTTTAGGCTATCCAAAGTCGCTCACAGGCTTTCTAAAGCCTTATATGAAAGCAAGGTTCTAATATGATAGGTGGAAATATTACAGCAGTTCTTCAAAAGTGCATCTATTCTTTCAACGAAATCGGTGAGCCTATTGAAGATTATGCGGAATCAATCTCTTTGTTTGGCTTCTTAGACTTGTCAAGTGGTGATAGTCATTACACTAACTTTAATGCAAAGGTACAGGAATCAACCCACATTTTCATCTGTGATTATAAGGACTTGAAAGGCTATAACGCTGATAACTCAAGGTTGATTGTAAACGATGAAATCTATGATGTAACTCTCATTGATGATCCAATGGGATTGCATCAACATTTAGAAATCTATTTACGATACAAAGGTGCGCAGAATGAGCAAAATACAGTTTGAAGATAACTCAATGTTTATCATTGATGAAATTGAGAATGCAGCTTTAAAATTCTTAGAAGAAGCAAGCGGAGAACTTGAGTCACAAGTTAAAAGAAACACTAGAGTGGACACTGGTCAGTTAAAAAACTCGTGGGAGCACGTGGTAGACGCTGACAATATGATTGGGATTGTTGGTTCAGCAGAAGAGAATGCTATATGGGAAGAGTTCGGCACAGGTGAGTACGCACTTAAAGGAAACGGCCGAAAAACCAAGTGGAAGTATAAGCATCCTAAATACGGATGGGTTACTACTACAGGAAAAGCACCATCAAGAGCGCTCGAGAAAGCCAAGAACTCCTCTAAGAAGAAGATTCAAGCAAGAGCCGAGGAAATTTTTGGAGATATTGGAAAATGACACTAGAAGGCTTGAATTTTATTTCTAAAGCATTAAAGCCACTTATTAACTATCACTTTCTCTATTACAAGACTGATAAGGTTGAATACCCTTATTGGGTTGGCGAGTACTTAGAAAGTGAATACAGTGCAGAGACCAATTACCAGGAAACCACTTTTATCATTACAGGTGTAACAAGAGGCAGTTATCTAGAATTAGAAAAGCAAAAGGAAATTATCAAAAAGGCCCTCAAAGATAAGAGAGCCATCTTATCAAACGGAACAGGCATAGCAGTATATTTTGACTATTCAATGCCGATTCGTGTAGACGATATAGAATTACAGAAAATACAGATTAATTTAACAATCCAAGAATGGGAGGTATAAATACATGGCAGATGAAATCATTCCTTCAAGTGGAATTACAGCCAAAACACCTGAAAACATTATGCTAGGTGCTGGAACTATTCATAAAGGCTTGAAATACGAAGGCAATAAATGGAATTTTGTAGAATCATTATTTTGCGCCACTTCAGGTGGTGGATCAGTAACAATTACTCCGGAATTATTAGACTTAGATATTGATGGAGCGACTGTAAAATTTGTTGGTGGTACCCTAAAAGTTGGAGAAACTGCGAAAATGAAGTTTAAAATGGCAGAAATTACTCCTGACTTTATTAAGAAATCTATTTTTGCTAAAGAAGCAGCAGACGCTGGAAAGACAGGATATACAGAATTAGTATCTAAGCCACAGATTGAAACAGGCGATTATTATGAAAATCTAGCGTATGTCGGAAAGAAGATTGATGGAACTCCAATCATTGTTATTTTTGATAAAGCTTTATGCACATCAGGACTTTCTATTGAAGGCGAAAATAAAAAGATGGTAGTACCTGAAGCAGAATTTGAATGTTATGCGGAATTAGAGCAATCTGATAAGAATGTACTACCTTATCACATTTATTACCCTAATGCGGTAGCTGCATAACCATTATTAAGAATTGAAAGGAGTTATTTATGGAATATAAATTAAGAAAATTAAAAGCGACAGATGCATTTTTAATCATTAAACTAATCAATAAGTTTGGTATCATGGAATTCAAAAAATGCTTTAACGCAAATGAAATTGCTAAACTAGCAGAAAATAAAGAAGGATTGTCAAAAGAGGAACTAACTGAAAAAGTTGGCTTCAATATCATTCTTTCTTGTGTCTCTGTCATTTTTGAAAACATTGGCAAGTGTGAAAATGAGGTTTTTGAATTCTTGTCAGCTGTAAGTAATCTAAATAGAAAGCAGGTTGAATGCTTATCACTTGCAGAACTTGCACAGATGATTATTGAAATCTTTCAAAAAGATGAATTCAAAGATTTTTACAAGGTTGTTTCTGGATTGCTGAAATAGGAGAAGTCGGCTTCATGGATTTGGTTTATAAGAGGTATTCCAACCCCATGGAACTGATTGATAACATGATCTCTTTTTCTAATTTTTCAGAGTTCATTTCTGAACTTGCTGACAATGTGTCAGATGAAAAACTATACGACATTTGGAAATCAAAAGTTTACGACAAGTCATTTGCTGACTTTAAAAATGAAATGATGGCTAAGTGGAAGAAAAACACAGGAATTGAAACATCTGAAACAATGACAGATGAAGAGATGGAAACAACTATAAATGACTCCTATGAAATTCTTAACAATTTTAATCCTAATCTTTAAGAAAAAGAGAGGGGGAAATAAATGTTAGAATTATTTAAACTCTTTGGCATCATCGGATTGAAAGGCGTTGATAAGACAAAGAAGGATTTAAAAGACACTACTAACACAGCAAAAGACGAATCGAGCAAACTAGAAAAGCACGTTAGCAAAATAGGAGAACTCGCTCCTAAGATTGGAAAATTAGCAGTTAAGGGAGTTGCTGCAGCAGGTGCTGCAATAGGTACTATTACTAAGTTCGCTGTATCTTCTTATTCGGAGTATGAGCAGTTAGCTGGTGGTGTCGAAACCTTATTTGGTGCTCAGGGCATGAGCCTAAAGAAGTACGCTAAATCAATCGGCGAGACTGTCGGACAAGCGAAAGGAAAATATGATCAGTTAATACAGGCGCAGACAGAAGTCATGAATAATGCGAAAATTGCATATAAGACAGCTGGAATGAGTGCGAATGATTATATGAACACCATTACTTCTTTTGCTGCAGCATTAAAGCAATCAACAGCCAATGAGACAGAAGCGGCTAAGGTTGCTAATATGGCTGTTATTGATATGGCTGATAATGCGAATAAGATGGGTACCAACATGGAAGATATCCAAAACGCTTATCAGGGGTTCTCAAAGCAGAACTACACAATGTTGGATTAACAAAATAGTTCAACTAAAACCTCGTGAAAACGGTGGAACTCTTAGAAAAGACAATACCGTGCCAAGACTAGAAATAGTAAGGTGTAACGACTATCGAAAGCACATAATAAATGTTATGAAAGTGAGTAGAGTACAATCAAGTGATTGGAAGTGCGAGGGAACGATTATATCGTTCAAGAGATAGTCTACTCTTTATAGTGATATAAAGCAGTTCATAAGAGAACGATGTAAGATTAACGACCTTACATGAATACAAAGGAATTTAAAATTGGGATACGGCGGTACTAAGTCAGAAATGGAGCGACTTTTACAAGACGCTGAAAAACTGACAGGTATACATTATGATATTAATAATTTAAGTGATGTATACAAAGCAATTAACGCTATTCAAGGCAAACTCGGAATAACTGGTACTACTGGCGAAGAAGCGATGAAAACCATCGACGGTGCTATGAAGATGACAAAAGCGTCATGGGATAACCTTTTAACAGGTTTAGCAGACCCTAAACAGGCAGTCGGACCGCTTATCAGTGAGTTCACTACCAGCTTAGGAACTCTCGCTAAAAACGTGACTCCAAAAATCAAGGAAGTATTTAATGCACTACCTAATGCACTAATACAGATAACTCCACAGTTGATGAATACGATTATTGATTTAGCACCATCATTAATTCTTGCAGCTATTAATTTAGTGGCTGGATTAATTGGCGCTTTGCCTGGTGTTATCGCTCCTATTTTTAACGAATTACTTAATCTAGTAACTAATGAGCTGCCTAAAGCAATCGAAGGCTTTGGAGGCATTGTCGATGGATTCAGCAATAAAATAGCGGATGGAACACCGGGCATTGTATCAAAAGGCATGAGCATGATTGTTCAGCTAGTGAATGGTATTGTTTCTCAATTGCCTGCCTTAGTTTCGATGTTTGGGAAAATAATTGACGGCTTAGGACAGGCATTATCCAATAATATGCCTGCTATCATGTCTAAAGGATTAGACATTTTATTAGCATTATCACAAGGCATATTAAATAACTTGCCTACACTTGTAGGCATTGGTATGAAATTAATCTTTTATCTCGTTCAAGGATTAATGAGTTCACTTCCTACATTAATATCTAAAGTGCCTACTATCATAGCAAATCTAGCAAATGCATTTTCTAACAGTGCTCAGACTATTTTTGTGTGGGGTGTGAAAATCATCGCCGAAATCATTAAAGGCCTTGTAATGGCTATTCCTTCGCTGATTGCCAATATTCCTAAAATTATCTATGCCATTTTTGCCGTATGGAACGCAATTAATTGGTGGAACTTAGGAAAAGGGCTTATCAGCGGAATTGCTAAAGGTATAAGCGGCATGGGTGGTTCTCTTGTCAATACAGCAAAGAACCTATTTAACAGTCTAAAAAGCCACGTATCAAGCATTTTCAATAACATCAAGAATGTAATTCAAAGTCCTATGTTTGATGCCAAGACGAAAGTATTGGCGATTATAGGAGAACTGCAGAACGGTGTTAGAGTTGGGTTTAACTTTATCAAGTCACATGCCTCAAGTGTGTGGAATGGTATCAAGAGTGCCATCATGTCGCCAATGAGTGCTGCTGCTAATTTTGTGAAAGCCATCATAAGCAAAATTAAAGGATTCTTTAATTTTAAAATATCATGGCCTCATATTCCGTTACCTCATTTTAATATCAAACCTAACGGCTGGAACGTTGGGGATTTATTAAAGGGGAAAATCCCATCACTAGGCATTAAATGGTACGCTCAAGCGATGGACAATCCAATGATCTTGGACGCTCCAACTATTTTTGGAATGTCTAACGGTCAGATGCTCGGTGCTGGAGAAGCAGGCGCTGAAGTTGTGGCCGGAAGAGATACATTAATGAAGATGATTAATCAGGCATCTAACAATAGGGCTGATGAAATTCTAGATGCGTTGCATAGAATCATTGCTTTATTATCTGACGAAGATAGAATGCACGATATTATCGTAAAAGCTTTAAATGACGGTTCTTTCGTTGTTATGTTAGATGGCAGAGAAGTAGGAAGGATTGTGAGAAAATATGCTGGATAAAATTAAACATACAAATTCAAACAATGAAACACTCGACTTTACTTCTCTTGGTATCTTTGCAAATTATAGTGATTTACGTGATTTTGAGTGGAGCGTTAAAACGAATAACAATAGGATTACAGGATTTTATAAAGGGGTTGTCACTAAGACAATCCCCTTTGTTTTCCTTGTTGATCAGCAGAAAGCCAGTGAGATTAAAAACCAATTTTATGAACATTTTGAAATAGACATACTAAAAAAAGAGAAAGGATATTTTGAAATCAATGGTTATAAATATTATTGCTATGCAATCAAGTCCACTAAAAGCAAATATCTAATTGATAAGAGACTCTTATATTTAAGTGTTGAAATCACTACAGACGACTCTTATTGGATTAAAGAGACAACCTACACTGCTGACTTCACTTCCAGCAGTTCGAGAACAGTCACTAAATATCCTTTCACGTATCCTTTTACGTATTCAGTACCGAAGACGGTTAACATTGTAAATAATTCATTTACTGATACAGATATGATCATGCGCATTTATGGAAGATGTACGAACCCTATAATCAATATCAGTGACAATACTTATCAGTTATATGTAACCTTGAACGCTGAAGAATATGCAGAGATTGACACGTTCAAGAAGACTATCACAAAATATTCTTCTAATGGAGTGCAGTCTAATATATTCAACAGTCGTAACAAGTCATATGATGCTTTTAAGAAGATACCTCAAGGCTCATTTGACATAACTACAGTTGGAGTTGAAAAAGTTGACATAGTCTTGATTGAAAGAAGAGGTGAGCCTAAATGGGGTTAGAATACATCTATACAGATGCTGATTATAATGAATTAGGCTATCTCAGTCATTTTGATGCTGATGTTGAAATCGGAAAATACGGCATATCAAAGAACGATTTTGAATTGGCATTATCCTTGGAAGATAGAGACCCTTTGTTTACTGTGGGGTCTCTTTTTTACAAGGAAGATAGTGAAGTTGGTGGAATAATCCAGCGTTTAAAGATTAATACATCAGGCAATACCATCACTATGATAGGCCCTACATTTAGAGGATTACTGGAAAAAGAATATGTACAACCACCAACAGGAAGTGCATATCTAAGTCTGAACGCTGAAGCTAATACATGTATCAATGCGTTGATTGGTGACAGATTCGATGGTTTATTTGTAGTCGATAATATAGGCGCTAGTAATATCAATGTTAAATATGATGTGCGTGATATAAATCTTTTACAGGCACTAGAGAAGGCGCTAGGCGCTAGTAATGCGAGACTATGTATCAAACATCAGATAGATGGGAAAGTCCATCTATATGCTGAAAAAATCAACGATTTGAGCGACACGCTACAGTATGACAATGACTATCAGATAGATATGACCGTCAAAACGAAATCTAAGCCGTATAATCACATCTTATGTCTTGGTAAAGGTGAATTATTGGATAGATTAAGAATCAATCTATACTTGCAGTCAGACGGCTCATGGTCAGAATCCAATGAGACTTATACAGGGCTCAACAGGAAGACATACAAACATGAGGATGTAAATGTTGAAAAACGTGATGAATTAATCAAGAATGCGACCGAGAAGGTAGCAGAAGCAAACGAGAGCGATACGCTGGAAATCTCTTTTGACGCCGATGATGCAGAACTCTTTGACATTGTCGGAGCAAAAGAAAATATAACAGGCATATCTTTTAAAGAGCCTATAACTCAAAAAATAATCAAGATTAGTGATGATGATCTTTCAATTTCTTATAAGGTAGGTGATGCGAAGTGATAAAGAACATTAATATTACAGATGCTGAAGTCAGTGCCGAACTACATGGCTATATGTATCTAGCGTTATATGACTTTCAGGGCATTTTACACGCAGGAAGCAGAATGACGGCTGAAATTGTTTCCAACAATGAAATTAAGATTACTGACGGCATATTATGCAATTACGGCAGATTCATGCGCATTGTCGGAAGTGAAACAATACGTATTGAAAACGGCACAAGCGGAGTGAAGAGGACGGACTTGATCGTGGCTAGATTCAATACAAACGGTACAAAAGAGACTCATGGACTAACAGTCATTAAAGGTCCAGCAGGTGGAGCAGAACCATCATACAATCAGACCGACATATACAGCGGTACAGGCACAAGAGACTTAGTATTATATGCGGTGCATTTAGATGGCTTAAATATCACATCTGTTGAGCGTAAATGTCAGGAATACATGAGTATGAGAGAACTTATTGATAAGGTCAATACACAAGAAAGCGGAACAAAATTCTATGGGCATGATGTTCTCGATGTCAAGAATGGTATTACGTTAGAGGCTAAATGGAATGATACTATTGTGGAATTCTACTGGTATGGAAATCTATCAAATGACTGGCATATGACGGCCACAGTTGATGGAGAAAAATTCGGAAATGATTCTACAATGAAAAACGTTCTTAAAACACATACAGCTTTCATGTTTGATATTTCTGTTAGTCCAGATTATCCAATCTGGTTTAAGTATTCCAGAGCAAAGAACGGTTTCTGTGTATTCACAATGAAAACTTGCACCGTTCCTAAAGGAACATGGCTTTCGGGCAGTCACATGATGCTCAGATAGGAGGTGATGCATATGATTAGAGGTACATCACCAACAATAACATGTGAGTTTCCTTTTGATATATCTACACTTTCTTACGCTTATTTCACGATTGCTCAAAATGAGCGAATTATGCTCAATAAAAAAATTGAATGTGAAGGGCTTGAAGGAAGACAGATAAAAATACACCTTACACAGGAAGAAACTCTTAAATTAAAAGAGAATCTACAGGCAGAAGCACAGGTGAGAGGAATTACAAGAGATGGTGAAGCTATCGCATCAGATATCATTAAAATATATGTTGATAAGATTTTAAAAGATGGAGTGATCTGATGTGCTATTTAGGTCTAATGATATTCGATTCAGGTTAAAATTTCATACTAATGACGCATCTTTTAAATTTAAAGTTCATGATATGGAAAACGGCTTCAAATTCCATTATGATGATTTTTTTGAAGTTGACAAAAGTTATGATGCTTATTTAGGAGAGTATGAGGTTGTTCCAGCAATCAAACAACAACAACTAGATACTAAAGATAAGCTAATGAAAAAAGATGTGGTTATTAGCGCAATCCCCTTCTTCGAGACATCAAACGATGAAGGTGGAAATACAGTTTATATAGGAAAGGAATTATAACATGGCAGAAACTAAACATATAAATAAGGTCGTCTATGGTGGCAAGACATTAATCGACTTGACAGGTGACACTGCAACAGCAGACAAAGTATTGAAGGATCTAACATTTCATGATAAGACAGGTGCCACAGTCACTGGTACTTGTACATTTGATGTAGATTCTGGTGATGCGACTGTGGCAGTTGCTGAAATGCTAGCTGGAAAGACTGCATATGCAAGAGGTACTAAATTAACAGGTACTATGAAGAATAATGGCTCTGTTAAAGGAAGTATCACAACCAAGGCACAGGTATACACGATTCCACAGGGGTTCCACGATGGTTCAGGCAATGTTCAGATTGCGACTGCAGAACAGGCTAAACTTATTCCTACGAATATTCGTGATGGAGTAACAATCCTAGGCATCAAAGGTACTATGTCGGGTACAGAAGGTGCTAAACCTCAGCAGAAGACAGTGACACCTAGTACAACTGCGCAAACAATCATGCCCGATACGGGATACAACTATTTATCACAGGTTACTGTTAATCCGATTCCATACGCAGAAAGTGAGAACTCTGCTGGCGGAACTACAGTAACAATCGCATAGGAGTTTTTATATGAGCATTAATAAGGTCATATACAATAAAAAAACATTGATTGATATATCGGACAGTACAGTGAATGCTGACAATATCGAAGAAGGCTTAATCGCCTATTCAGGCGACGGAAAAAGGGTGGTAGGAACTAAGATGAATCTAGAAGACAGAAGCAAAAGAAAACTGATTTTCATTGGTGACAGTTATGGAGATGGTTATACTCCTGATGGAAGTACCACAGGATGGTGTGACAGATTAAAAAGCAAACTAGTAGATTGCCACTTCTCTGCTGATAACATATACATTAATCACAAAGGAGGAGCGTCATTCTCTAACCCGTCTAATAACTATCTGACGCTTCTCAAAGGTGTGGAGTCTCAAGTGAATAATAAGAAGATGGTAACGGATGTGCTGATTGGTGGAGGATATAACGAACTAGCGTATGCTGACAAAACCGACACGGTTAGATCCAATATCAACACATTGATAACATATGTACAGAACACTTATCCTAATGCGATTGTTCACTTTGCGCCGTTCGGGGTAGCGTTCAAAGATAGAAATAACCAGTTCGCGTTGAGATATAAATTGATGCCAGTGTATAGGACAATAGCAGCGTATGACCATCGCCCTTATATGACAGTTCCTGGAGCAGAAAATATTCTCTCTTTAAGAGATATGATGAGTTCAGATGGTATACACCCTAACGTTTGGGGATTGGCTTGTATCGCTGAATATTTAAAAGGATACCTTCTGGGAACGGGAAGCAATATGCAAGAGAAACGTCAATTGGGTGTAAATTTGAACGGGGGCACATTTACAGGAACGATGTACGGACAGTGCTTAGGAGATATTAATATCTATAGAATCATGTTTAATACAACGGTCAAGAATCTTAATTCTAACAAAACAAATGGATTCAAATTATATACACCACATGATGGTGATGCATTTCCATGGAGAGCACCTAATTTTGGATACACAAGTAACCATGCAATCATATTTGGAAATGGAGGATGGTATACTGTCCCTGTTAGATTTAATGTGACAAATAATAATGAATTATATATGCAGATACATGAAACCAATTCAAATCACACTGATTATTCAAGTTATTCAAATATTACTAACATTCAATTAGATGCATGGATCATTGCAGAAAACATGTAAATAAAGAGGTAATGAAATGAAATTATACGACACATCATTAAAGTACATGGATACTATTAACGCATTAGGAGGAACTATCGTGGCAGTACTGAGTGCAGTTTTTGGTACTCATTGGCTGTTATTTGTTGGGTTTCTAGTTCTTAATGTGATTGATTACATCACAGGAGTTAGAAAGTCACGTTTAACGGGGAAGGATAATTCTGCCAAGGGAGTGCGTGGTGTATGGAAAAAGTTAGGGTACTGGTTAATGGTACTCGTTGCTTTTCTCGCATCAGCGATTTTTATTGAGATTGGTAAGACTTTAGGAATTGACTTATCTGTAACTGCTTATATTGGTTGGTTTACAATCGCATCATTAATTATTAATGAGTTACGCAGTATCTTAGAGAACTTTGTAGAAGCAGGCGACAATGTGCCTGTCTTCCTCACAAAAGGCTTAGAAGTGGCTGAAAATGCTATTAACAAGGAGAAATAATCATGACAAGTTATTTTAATCTTGTATTAGATACACTCGCTCCTCAGGGACTGACTGTCAAACTAAACAATGGATCACAATACACTACATCTAAGAATGTTACTTTAAGCATCTCAGTATCTGATACATCCACATCAGGATATCAGATGAAGATTTGGGGAATTGATGGGGCATCATCTGAAGATAATGCTACATGGGAGACTTTTGCAGCGACAAAAAGCATTGCACTTCCAACAGGCGACGGACTCAAGACCGTATATGTAAAAGTACGTGATGATGTCTGCAATGAGACTGCTGCTGCATCTGCTACCATCACATTAGATACTTCAGTACCAGCCGTTACTATCATTGGCCCAGACGTCTCAAGAATCTCTAAGACAGCACCTAAAAACGTGGCTACATTCAGTTTCACTTCAGATGTTGCATTCACAGAATATAAGATTAAGGTAGTACCTTCTAAATCATCATTACATGATGCTGGTACATTAATCGGAACTGCAAACGGATCTACTAACATGACTGCAACAGGTACATTTAAGGCTAGTACAGCAATTTCTTGCAAAATGTATGGTAAAGACCTTGAAGCAGCTTCAAGTGGTGATGGTGAGAAAATCATCAAGGTATTCGTGAAGAATGCACACGGTACTTGGTCAGTAGCATAACGATATGGCGCAGGAATATACAGTAACCGCAGAAGCCACAATGTCTAATATCCATATTGCAGGAAGTGGGCACAACGTAGAGAAGGTTACATGGGCTGTTCCTTCTCTTCCCTCTAATGCGATAGTCATCAATGTAAAATTCACGGGAATCTTTAACTGTTCTTATACCTATGCAAATGCAATTAGATTTACGGTCAATGGTGGAGATGTTTATAAAAAAACAGCAAGTAAAACTATTGATCTTGGCACAGACTTAAATGGGTCTATAGAGTGTGAAGCTTGGGGGTCATCATGGGCTTCCGTTGGTAATGTATGGCTTACTGAAGGGCTTGTTACTATCACTTATAGACTAGCTGAGGCTCCTATTGTGACGATTGATAGCATTGATAAGTATCGAATATCTAGAGTGCTCGGAATAAATGAGTGCATCTGCAGATTCCACTGTAATGTTGATGTGACAGAATGGGAAGCTCGTGCGACTCGTGAAGGCGAAGCATCAGGGAGAGGAATAGGATTACTTGTAGAAAGTGGAACTGATTTAAAAACAGGCAGCACAGGAGTAGTAAGTGTCCTGGATTCGGAATTATCAAATGGTGATGGGGACTATCTCATAAGGATCTATGCAAAGTCTAGTGATGGAGTGTGGTCAGGATGAGTAGAGGATGGTTCACCCTTTATCTTTATTCAGGGCCAGATGAAGCACAATCCACTGAAGTAGATATAGAAGTCTCTCATACCGTTGATGTGGATATTAGCAAGTATACACATGCTAATGCTTCAATAGATGCTGATCATGGGAATATCAATATAGCTGCACAAACTGCATTAGATGCTGAAATTGAAGTAAGCAACATAACGCATATAGATATCGGAAAGGTTTCGCCTTTTGAAGGAGATGAATAAATGAATTGCAATAAGCGTGATATAGATGTGATTGAAGGAACTACACATCTTATCAGATTTTCGTGCTCGTCTGATGGCGAGCCTTTTAATTTCAATGAATATAAGGCGCTTCTTGTTATTATCGATGGTGATGAGATAAGAAAAAAAGAAACAACTATAAAGGATAATGTCATCACTGCACGAATAGATCCCACAGATACACTAGGCAGAAGTAGAAACGAGCTTTCTTATGAATGCCGTGCTTTTTCAAGCGCTGGAGATGTGTTTCATATCTCTTTAGGAGATATCAATGTCATCAAGGCAAAAGCGCCTATTATAAGATATGAGGAGGATTAGTGATGAAAATATTTATTTCTCAGCCTATGAAAGATCTGTCTGAAGAAGAAATCAGACATAATAGAATGAAAGCAGTCAAAAAAATTAAAAGTCTCTATGGTGATGATGTTGAAATTATTGATAGTTATATTGATGGTGGAGGCACTCCTTTGTGGTGCCTTGGAAAATCTATTGAATTATTATCAACTGCCGATGTGGCTTACTTTTTAAAAGGCTGGAATACTGCACGAGGATGCAGAATAGAATATATGTGTGCCGATAATTATGGAATTGGCGCATATTTTGAGGAGGATTAATTATGAATTTTAACATTCACGGTGGACATAGTTTAAAATGTCGTGGAGCAAGTGGTTTACTTGATGAAGTCAACGAAGACAGAGCAGTCAAGAACAAGGTCATTGAATTATTAAGAAATGAAGGACACACAGTCTATGACTGTACAGATGATAACGGAAAAGACCAGAATTCTAACCTAAAAGCAATTGTAAGTAAGTGTAATGATCATAAGGTTGACTTAGATGTATCAATCCACTTAAACGCTGGGGGTGGTACAGGAACAGAAGTATATATCTATAGTGATAGTTCAAAAGCCAAAGACGAAGCAACTAGAATTGCAGAAAAGATTTCTAACACTTTAGGCATTAGAAATAGAGGTGTTAAAACATCTACAAAGTTATATGTGTTGAGAAAGACTAATTCTCCAGCACTTCTAGTTGAGTGCTGCTTTGTTGACAATGCCACAGATAAAGCACATTGGAATGCTGAAAAGTGTGCAAAGGCAATTGTAGAGGGTATCTTAAATAAGAGTGTCAACGAACACGCTGAAACTCCTACATCTAAGCCACAGAGCAATGCATCTAGCACTTTAGGTACTTATATGATCACCGCTAGTGACCTAAAAGTCCACACAGGACCAGGAATGAAGTACAGAGTTAAGACACATAACGAATTAACTAAGGATGCTAAGGCTCATGATTATGACAAGGACGGATGCATTAATTACGGAACTCGTGTCACTGTATCTCAATTCGATGGGGATTGGGCAAAGATTCCAAGCGGTTGGGTTGCTAAAAGATATTTGAAAAAAGTCTAATTTAAATCTAGTAGCGTCTGAACTACACAACAATTTAAGGCATAAGAAAAGACCAGGGCTTAATTGCTCTGGTCCTTTTTTGCGTTCTCTATGTCATCTCTTATAAGTTTTTTAATGTAACCCATTTTAGATTCGACATGATCAAGCTTTTCAAGAATGTCTGCATCCGTTTTTTTATTGAATGCAAGATTGACGCATTTTGTCATCTTTTTTGCATAGTTTGCGCTAGCTTTCTTCTGCGCTTCAGTTGACACGGTTATACCTCCCTTAGAATAATTTTGAAATCAAGAATACTAATACTGCAATAAGTCCAATCAATTCGATAACTTTTAAAATTATTTTTTTCATTGTTTTCTTTGAAAAGTGGTTTTATAATAGTGATAGGAAGAGAGGACAAGCCTCTCAACCTACTTAGTTAAATAGTTTGATTAGAATCAAAATCCAACCAATCAAGGAAATGATTTTAATCACTAGCGCTTCGAATAGGTCCAATATTCGGAGCATTTTTTTTAACTTCTTTTCCACTTTCCTTACCTCCTTTCTTTATTATAGTATATCATAAAATTATACATATGTCAATATATATTGATATATTTATGAGAATATTATATAAAAAATATCAGTAAACAATGATAGTTTTTGCATTTTAATTTTGATGTTTCTAATACTAAAAGGAGCGTTATAATATATGATGCGCCACTATGTAGGTGCTAAACTAGTAACGAATCAGTAACAAGGGGTAAAAAGTCTAGGAAACAAGCCAATTTTAACATCATATATAAATGTTTCATAATAAATATAACCCCTTTCATTGGATGATAAGTTAATTATATCTATTATTTAAGAAAAATTTAAGGTGAAAGTACACAAATAATACACTTTTCTTTGTTAAGATAGTGCAATAGATTAAGGAGTGGTGGATATGAATGAATTAAAAGGCCTCTCACAACAAGAGGTACAAGAAAGAATAGAACAAGGACAAGTGAATTATACAGGTCAGTCTATTTCTAAAACAAAAAAAGAAATTGTGAAGCAGCATACACTTACATATTTCAACTTTCTAAATATATTTTTAGCTGTTTTGATTGTGATTTCAGGACAGCTGCAGAACTTAACTTTTATTGGAGTTATGGTAGCTAATACAATATTAGGTATCATTCAAGAATTCAAGGTTAAGAAAACTATTGATAAGCTAAGTGTTGTTACAGTAGAAAAAGTTAAAACACTTCGTGATGGTCAGCTGATTGATGTTCC